GGGATGTTGCCAAGCCGTAACTCCCACGGGTCTTTGTGGCCGATGCGGTACGGCAGGGGTTTCCATTGGGTCATGGGCCTGGCGCAGTTCATGCACCTGTCTGGCTCCCCGTCTCTGTCGGTGACGACCAGCCCGCCGCATCTGGGGCAACGCTGTGCTGTTAGGTAGGGCATGTTCTGTTCCTTCACTTCTTTTGTGTTGGCCCCTGGCCCGCTTCTATCAATTTGGGCCAGGGGCCGCTTGCCCTCTGAGGAAGCAGGTGCGCCCCGCCTCAGAGTCGGTTAGCAGCGCACCCAGCTTCGGCAAGCCCTTCTAGAAGGCTAGGGTTTCTCCACTGGGTAACGGGCTTTGAGGGCTGCTACCAGTTCATCGGACTCTTTCAGGGCATTCGTCCGAAGCGGCAGAAGGTCTGCGCCTTCGCCGACGGGGAATACAACCTCCACGGTGGCGTCCCAGGTTATGACGCCTTTGGTGGTTGTAGCGGTGTTGATGCGATACCGCACCTGTGGCTGGCTAGGATTGGCTTCCATCGTTGGCCTCCTCGGTTGTGCCTTCTTGTGCTTGGTTGGCAAGGTAGTTGGAAAGCGTGTTGCTGACGGTCTGCCACTGGTCATGCGTCCATCCCTTATCGGCTAGCGGGATCAATGGGAGGTGGATTTGCATCCACTTCTGCCGTTCCGTCGGGGAGAGATTCAGGGCGTCAAAGCCGTCCTTGACCGCCTGGACAAGTTCAGCCTGCGTTTGGCTCACAGGGGCGGGCTTGTCAACCGGCTTTGCATCTTTCGGCTCGTTGCAATAGAGCCATTTCCCGTTGGCGTCCTTGCCTAACGAGTGGCTGTACCAGACCTTGCCGTCCTTCTCAAAACGCCTGTGGGCGGTCTTATGGATGGTACAGTAGTGCTCTTGGCCCTGGGCGGGCTGTGCGGCCCGATTTGCTGGCGGATTTTGGGCGCTGGGCAGTTCTCCCGTGGCGTGGTTGACTGCTACAGGGCGTGCCTCTGGCACGGTGTCCAGTTCTGCCTCATCCAGCAGCCCTAAGCCACAAATAGAGAGTGTCACGCGCCGCTTGGCCTTTGTCTCCGCCTTCATGTAGGCATTGGCGAGGGCGTCGCCACGCAGGTTCTCTATTGGCACAGCTCCAATGGATTCATCGGTTCGCCCATCGGGGAGCGTGGCCTTTGCTGTGACCACGTAGACCCCGTTGGCCGTCTCGCGCCCCGTGATAATCACGGAGACAGAATCGTTACGACGTAGCTGTTCGGTGCAATCACGGCGGGCGTAGAGCACCAGCTTCCCATTGAGCGTGAGGTACTCAAAGGGTTTCGTCAGCGGGTTCAGGTTGAGTGATCGGCAAAGTTGCGAGTAATAGTCCAGCCTGTCGGCGGGGCTGAGCTTCGCAAGATCTCCCTGCAAGAGCACCTGTTCCAGCAGGGAGCTAGCTGTAGGTGAGATGGCAAGTGTCATGGCTTCTCCTTCTTCTCGTTGTGAATCTTGACCAGTTTGTTGGTTATGCGCTCACCCTTACTCTCTTGGCCGTGACCAGGCCCGTAGGCATTGTCAGCGGCACTACCTGGGCGGCGGTGAAGCTCCCGAAAGGCACGAGCACCGTCACGACGCCATCACCGTCCCAGTCCAGGTAGCCCAGGGCACGCAGGCGGTCAAAGCCCTCGGTCAGGGCGTCAATAGATAGGGCTTCCACCCCATGCCGTTGTTGGTAATGTGCCCAGATGTCATAGAGGTTGGTAGGAGTGTCCGGCCAGCAGAGGTTTGTGGCAACCTGCCAGAGGTTGCGGGCCGTGTCGGTGGTGGTCATGGCGTCACCGCCTTTGAGAGCCGCCACCCTTGCGAGAAGAGCAGGATGCAGTCGTCGCATAGTATAGATTTGTATCTCGTTTTGTCGGGCAGTGAGATCGCCAGCAGTGTCCTATGCGCCTCACAGAACTCCTTCCCACAGTTTACGCATGTAGGGAACGCTTCCTGTTGGTAGGACGTACACCCGTTATGGTCGCACTGACGGTGCTGCACTGTTTTGATGCTCATGGCGTCAACCCCCTCTCTTTGAGGTGGGCCATGACATCGGCGACAATGGCGTCGGTGAGGGCAATCTGCCCCTGGGCCGAGACGATGGTCTGCACTGACTCTGCCGTAGCAAACCAATGGGTGATGCAAATGGCGATGACGCAGGTCAGGGCCTCTTCGTCAAAGGGCGGCTGGGGCTTGTCCACGTCCGGCAGCGGCGGTCTGCGCATGGCCCCGTAGATACGGTCTAGGCTAGTTGCCAGGTGCTGTTCGGGTGTCATGCCGTTACCCATCCTTTCAGGGCGTTGCGGTAGTAAAGGCGGTACTCCTCCAGCGTCATCACCGTGAGGCCGTGCGCCGTGTCCCACCGCCACCAGCAGGCCATAGCGTCGTCGCAGGCAATGTACCTAGTCCCCCAACGGTTGACGGTTTCTGAAACATCGGGGCCGGTGTGCTTGCAGTGGCCGCAGGTGAGGTTAGGCATTAGTACCCCCCTCTTAGCACCCTAGCAATTAGCTGCAAGGCAGCGAGATCACCCGTGAGAGTAGGCGGCTGCACCGCGTCTCTTTTGTCCTTCACCGTCTGGGCGATGGACTTTTCCGCCCCTGCGCGGATACGAGCGATGCGTTCCTTGTCTTTACGACTAGCCATTGGTGGCCTCCTTCCGTGCCTGGGAATCAGTAATGGCCTGCGCGATGTATTGCTCTACGGGAAAGTGCCAGTGACCCTCTGCTCCGTCAATGGTCACTATAATGTCGTTCTGAATAGAAACCGTGCCCTTGACTGGCCCATTCTGCCAATCAGCAGGGTAAAGGAGCAGGTGCATGTGCCTAGTAATGCCGCTACCGTCTGGCTTGGGTGTAGGGCCGTGATATTCCATACTAGCTGCCACGGGTGGCCTCCTCGTTCTTGCACGTGCCATTGGGGTTGATGTGTGCGGCCCAGGCGATTAGGCCGGCGAAGTGCCTACGGCAGCGGGAGCAATGGATGGTGCTCACGATGCGCCGCCTTTCTTCGCCAGGGCAAGGGCCGTGCGGATGCGTTTGATGTTGCGTTCCAAACATCGTTGGCCCTGAATAGAGGGATTTGCAATCATCCCCGTCTCCATATCGGACAGCGTTTCTTCCAGCGCCTTGACCAGGGCGTCAATCATGGGCTGCTGGTCTGCAACCCCTTTGCGATATGCGGCTGTTTGCAGACGACAGGCGTCTATAATTAGGATAGACCCTGTTTGACCTCCCTTCGCTAAAAGGGCGTCATAGGGCGTCTTGGGGTGCGTGGTCATGGCTACTGTGCTCCCCTGGCCCTAGCGGGCCGCTTTCTCATCGCGTTCCACCTGTGCCCGTAGCGCCCGCACGATGTAGGCGTTGACGCTGCCGCCGGTGATTTTCTCCGCCTGTGCCTTTGCCCTGTCCCATAACGTCTGGGGCAGGTCAAGGTTGGTTGGGTGCTTCCCTTCCGTCGTTGTTACCATGTTCTTCTCCTCTAATAGGTATGTACCTAACTATATACCTAGCTAGGTAGCACTGTCAAGGTATTGTTATTCCTCTTCTTTCTTTGCCGCCATTGCCTCATCGGTCAACGATAGGCGGCTGTACATTGGGACGCCCCGAAGGGCGTTTCGGCGCTACGATTCCACCTCCATGCCCTCACTCTCCAGATCACCAAGCCAAGCGGCCTTGTGCTTGCCAAGTTCGGCAACTGCGCCCTTTATTACCCATTCCTCCACTTGCTCGGCCCGTTTCTGCGCGAGTTCCTCATTCCCCGCCGTGATACTAATAACTAGGGGTATCCGCACGTTGTAGTCCATTAGAGCATCCTTCCTTGTTTGCTTGGGTGTTGTCCGGCCAGCACCAAGTCGGTAGTTGGCGGTTCCTTGCCGAATGCACGTTCCACGCAGGGGTAGCAGAGCTGGGTATCGCCCACTTCCGCGCCTACTGAACGGTAGTCGTACCGGGTGAGCCGTGTGCCGCAAAGGGCGCAACGTTCAGGCGCTTTCATGGCTTCTCCCCCTCGTATGGTACTTGGAGTAGGATTTCGGAGCATTGGAGCAAGACGACCAGACGCCTTGCCCACTCGTTTGCCTCTTTGTGCTTGCCCACTTGCTTGTAGGCGATGGCCTTTGCAAGGGCGCGGGATACCTCTTGGCGGTCAATCATGGCTATTCCTCGTCGTGGGATTCTAGGATTTCCTGCCAATCAACCTGGTCGGTGGCCCATCCCAAGAGGTCGCCGGCCAGGGAACCGCCCAAGTCTGGCAGAATCTCGCTAACCAGGTCTTTCAGGGCGTCTACGCGCCGATGCATGGCGCGGCTGTCCCGATGCGCCAGGTTGTGGAGTTCCTTTGACAGGTACTCGTCATTGTCCATCCAGAGCGCAACGGCCCAAGTTGCATAGTTGGCATACCCCTGGTACGTGGTGTCCTTAGTTACCATTGTGTTCTCCTTTTCCTAGACTTGGCTCATCGGTACGGGCATATCTCCCGTAGACGCCCCTGCAACGGGGCGTTTCGCCGTCTAGGACTGTTGCCATGCTCCCTTACGCCCCTTAGCGATGCAGAGACGTTGAGCATTCGTCTTATGATGAGCCAGTTGTGCCTGGCTCATAAATATCTTTCCGCATCTATCGCACCAATGGCTAGCCATTGTGTTCTCCTCTCTTGCTCTTGGCCCGCACTTAGCGGCGGCGGGCATGGCCGGTGGGGTGTGCCCCTGTAGGTGTCATTAGCGTTCCCCTTCTCTCTTGTCTCCCGTCAAGTGACTCTCACCTGACACTCACTACTATATACCTACCTACCTACCTAGTCAAGAGGGCGCAAGTAGAACAACCATACGTGGTTTTAGAACAAACACCACGACTTACTTTTACTGTTCGGTTAGGTTGCTGTGCCTTGCACACGCTATCAGACACAGGTACACTACAGGTAACCTATGAGAGTACCTATGGAGTAACCGCTATGCCGATACAGCATCTATGCATAGATGGGCAACGACGCTACATACGTGGTCTATGGCTCCACAATGGACGCAAGTGCAATTGGATTCGTTGCGCCTGGCTCTGCCATGTCTGTGGCGTCCAGTGGGAGCCGGGGCACGAGCCACTTGCCGAGCAGCTACGTCGTAGTGGCGAGATAGATGCAGCAGCGCTCAGATAGATATCTCTATCCTCTAAGGCAAAGCTGCAGTCTTAGCTGTTGCGGATAGCTTGCTGCTTGGTATGACCAGTGGTAGCACCGTCGCTGCAACGGAGAGAGTCGGTTGAGGGAGACGCCACGTCTACTGAGCAACTGGGTCATGTAGACTAATACGTGCGTGTAGCGTCTCTGTTGCTGGGGTGCTTCTAGTGCTTCTTAGCGAGAGAAGCTAGGAACGGGGGTGCTGAGACGTTGGGGACGCCCTCTCCGTAGGTTCTCCCGTAGTATATATAGTGTCGTTACAAGGTTTTTTAGATAGGAGCCAGATACGAAAAGTGTTACATTTTAGGTGTCACGAATGGTGTTACAGGAATTACGTATTGTGTTACAGAGATTTAGGGTATAGGATAGGATTATGGGAAGGACGAAGGAACAGAACAGGGTATACATGAGGGCGTATCGTGCGGAGAAGGCGGCGAGGCTGAGTCGTGCGGAGAAGGAAGCGAACAGGCAGTGGTGGGAGAGGTGGTTGGGGAGACAGCCGTGGGTAGCGGCGATAAAGGAAGGTTTGTGGTCGGATGAGGGGGAAGTGAAGGCGGCGAGGGCGGTGTATCGGAGGGAGTTGAGTGGGTTAGTGCCGCCGATGGAGGAAGAGATGAAGGCGTTGAGGGGGAAGAAGCTGAGGTGGTCAAAAGTGACGCATGAAAAGGCAGGAGGGCGATAATGATTCTGCATTTCTTTGACGCAAGGACAGAGGTCTCGGTGCGGGAGTGGGGCATGAAGGAAGTTTTGCCTATTCCGCGAGTTGGGGATCAGGTGTGTTTGGCTTATGGGGATAAGAAGGAAGGAGCCAGCGGGATGTGGGTAGTTGTGGACGTGACGTGGAATCATTGGAATAAGGATGATCCTAGAGACCTTGTTGTTGACATTGGGCTGAAGCCTTATGAGGAAGGTGATTGGGTTGGAACTGCGGATGAGCAGTTGAAGGCAGATGGGGTGTACGGACTTCGGGTTGGCAAGGTTTCCGAGCAAAGGGGCGGGTAAAGGCATGGAAGCTAAGGAGTAGGTTTATGGCTTATCCAATAATAGGCAGTATAACGGCTGTGTCCGTATTTCTTGTTGGCTTGTTTGTCTTTTACAAGATGTACCGTTATAAAGGTGAGGAAATTTCCCCAAATGTGGTTTTGGAGGAGGTTGACCTACGTGTAATTTTAGAGGACATGATTCCATTAGTAGTGATTTCTCTTTTTAGTTTCATGGCGTGGCCTGTGATTCTTTTCTGTGGGATAGTTCTCATGGTGGCCTACGTCTTTAAGTGCATATTGGCCGTGAGGGTAAAGCATGGAAGCTAAGGCGTTGGTGCTTATTGAGGAGTCGCTGAAGGTAAGGCGCGGCATGAAGGGGCGTGAACTGGTGGAGGCGGCGTACCTGGACAGTGGGGAAGGCGTCAAAGAGGGCTGGCACTTGCTCAGGGAAGAAGAACGCGGAGTTGTTGCCCAGATGGTGCGCTACGCGGGGGAACTTGGGAAAGTGGGAGAGGCTTTGAGATTAGAGCCTGAGTACATTCAAAAGATGATGGAAGTGAGGCCGTGGGTGAAGCGGGCCATAGACTACTACATGGAGGTTGGGGTAGAGGCATTGAACAGGGCCGTAGTGCAGCAGCATGTGAGCGAGGGCTTGTTGGACACCGTGCCCGCTGTGCTCCGGGGGAAAGAGGTGGCAGCGGAGACGAAGCGGAAGACGGTGAGGGACATGATGGAGGCCGGGGGATACTACCCGAAGATGGGCGGGCCGATGGTGGCGAACCAGGTCAACGTGAAGGTTGAAGTCCCTGACTGGAAGAAGTAAGGCGATGCAGCAGCGGATGCAGATAGCGCCTGAGTACAGACCGAGGGGGTGGGCGTTGCCCGTGCATAGGAGCAAGGCCAAGAGGAAGGTCTTGTGGGTGCATCGGCGTGGTGGGAAGGGATGGTTCGGCCATCACGAGGGGTTGGCGGCGTATGTGCAGAGGCTAAGTGAACCGCCGCCGAGCATGAAAGTGCCCAAGTTCCATGCGTGGACGGTAGTGCCGACGTTCCCACAGGCGCGGCAGGCGGAAACTGAACTAGAGCGGTTCATCCCCGATTGGGCAAAGCCTGAGCCAACGTGGAACGATACGAGCAGGGGGTATAACAGGGCCGACCATACGTTCAAGCTCGTGTACCCCAATGGGCACGGGTTTTGGGAAGTGAAGTCCGCGCATGATCCAGAGGGCTTGCAGACGGTGGGACTGGACTATTTGCACGTCCAGGAGTGCCAGGACATCACAGAGGCGGCATTCAACAAGCTGTTGCCCACGCTAAGAGACCCAGACCGTCTGGGTCTTTCTGTTTGGGAGGGGATACCGCCTGACGACCCAAGCCATTGGTTTGCCAGGATGATGACGGCGGCGGAAGCGGATAAGAACGGGAACAGCTTGGCGGTCAAGGTCAACTACGAGGATAACAAGGACTTGGCCCCTGATGTCCGGGTGTTGATAGAAGAAGACATGGGCGTGATGCTGGAGCGGGACTGGCGGCGGATGTACATGGTGGAACTCCCAGAAGGGACAGGCAGTTTTCTTGGGAACGTGGCCGGCTGCATAGGCGGGCAAGAGGTGAATGGGCCAGAAGAGGGGCATCGGTATGTCATGGGGGTAGACCTTGCAAAGAAGGTAGACTTCACTGTGCTGGTGGTTATGGACATGGCGAATAGGCAGGTCGTGTGGCAGCGTCGGTTCGGCGGCATGGACTGGAATGTACAGGAAGAGGCCATTATCACGGCGTCGGCGGATTTCCACGTAAGGCGCATCATGCTGGACTCTACAGGCGTGGGCGACCCTATGTACGACAAGTTGCTGTTCAAGGGCCTCCCAGTAGAGCCTTTCCTGTTCACGAATGAAAGCAAGTACCGTCTGCTTACCGAGTTAGCTGTAGCGATTGAGAAGAGGACTGTACGTTATCCGAACATTCCTGTTATGCTACGGGAAATGCAATCGTTGCGGGCGGAGAAGTTGCCGAGTGGTCGGAGCCGAGTAGAAGCGCCCGATGGACAGCATGACGATTACCCGATGGCGTTGGCGTTGGCGCTCTCTGTGTGCGATCCGCCGCCTGAAATGATGATTGTGGGGCGATTGGGCAGCAGGAGCTACATTGAAGAGGCAGGGCAGCCAGCTAGATACGGCGGGGGCGCGTGGTTGGCACGGCAGCGAATGCTTGATAAGATACGGGCACGGCAGGACGCCTTAGAGGTAGCCTGATGACGCTTTCGGCTGATAGGAAAAGCGGCCTTTGGGTGGCAGGATACGATGAGGGTGCGCCCAAATTGGACGAGGTGCTTACCCTTTTTGACGACTACAAGCAATACTATCAGCAGTTCCATAAGCAATGTACGGACGACGAGGCGTATTACTTCCGCACGTTCAATGTGGATACGGCTGCGGGATTCCAAGCCGTTATTCCTGCCACTGCGAAGGCCATTGTGGACGTGGCAACCGACCACGTTGACGTAAATAACATCGCCATTGATGTGCCCCTTGCCTCCCCAAGAGCCGCTGCGAAGGCGGAACGCATCCAGAAGTTCCTCATTGGTGCTTGGGCGCAGACCAAAGACCCAGTGCTTCGGACAGCCGTTCGCCATGCTTTCATGTACGGCATTTCATGGCGCAAGCGCATGTTCGCCCCCGAACTCTGGCCCGACGCCCCCAAGTACGACGACTTCAACTCGGATGAGGCGTACAAGGATGCGCTGTCTACCTTCATGGACAAACGCAACCTTGCCTATCCGCTTGTTTCTAAGAACGTTAACCCTAAAAACTTGATATGGGACGACTCAAGAGCTGGACGCAAATGGGCCATTGAGTTTTACGAGCAGGACGCGAGGGACATACACAGGCGTTTCCCAGAGTGGTTGCCCAAATCCGACAACAGGATGGCAACGTGGGTGGAATACTGGGATGAAGAGTGGTGCATGTACCTGGCTGACCAGCAAATCGTCTGGGGGCCATACCGCCACGGCTACGGGTTCCTTCCCTATGTTTCGTTGATTCCAAACAACGCACTGGACTTTGACGACGGCCCTCCTGAGAAACGGTATCAGGGGATCATCCACTCCATAACGAGTCTCATAGAGGCTGAGGCGCGGCTTATCAGCCAGTACGAGGCTATTATCCGGCAATCGGCATGGCGCACCCTGGACTTCTATGGGCCTCAGCAAGTGGCTGAGAAGGTCGCTAGCGAGTACAAAATCTTTGGCGGGCTGAACATCATTCCGCCTGGGGTTGAGGTCAAGCCGTCTCCGAGTATTGCCCCCCCGCAAGAGCTTCTACAGCATCTTGGGACAATCCAAAATCTTATAGAGCAAGCTACGTTCCCTAACGTCGTGCGCGGCTTGCGGCCTACCGGCGTGAGCACAGGCTTCGGCGTCTCCGTGCTTGCGGGCATGGGGCGGCTCGTGTTTCAGGGCATTGCCGATGGACTGGCAAGGAGCATTGAGGCGGAAAACAAGTGCATCTTGCAACTGGTAGAGAACAAGGTTCGTGGGCGGCTTACCGTTCATGCCAGGACGGACGTGCATACCTTTGACCAGTCCATCGGCCCTGACGACATCAACGGGTACTATGAGTCCTCGGTCAAGATAAAGGCTGAGGCCCCAGAGGAACGGGAGCGAGAGGCTTTGTTGGCGTTGCGTCTATGGAACGGCGGTCAGGGTATCATTGACCTCTACGAGGCCCAGCGCCGCTCCGGTGTGACGAATCCGCTGGAAATGCAGAACCGCCAGGCGGCGGAACGTATCCTTGCCGATCCAAATATGCAGATGGCATTGGCGCAGCAGGCTATGGCTATGCTTGGCTTGCCGCAACAAATGGCTGACGTTGCCTCACAGTCAGGCACAGGGCCTGACCAGGTTGGCAATATGAACATAGGGGGGGCGCAGTTGCAACGTCCTGGTGAGCGGAACGTTCAAGAGGCTCGTGTTGCCAGCAATCAGGGCCAGCCTAGCGTCTTCCCGCAAGGAATGGGCGGTATGGATGCTTTGGGTTCTCAACTTGCATTGCCAGGCGGCGGCGCAACGGGTATGCCGAATGGGAGGACAGTACCATGAATAAGCCACGTGATCCCGTAAGAGAGCCTGTGAATCTCGCTGTGCAAATGTTCCAGGCAAAGCTAGAGCATTTCCGCCAGCAGGTTATTGTGCCTCAGCAGCCCCAGAGGATTGCACGGCTTGGCGAAATGCCAGCCGAGCCTATTGTCCAGCAAGTAGCAGACTTGTTGGCAAAGGAGTAGCTCATGCCTGCGATTACAGACCGTGGTGTTCCTGTAACAAAGACTCCTTCTCCTGATGAAACGCAAGATCCATTTGATGAAACGGGGTTGCCTGTCATCGGAATGCCTGTGAAGCAACTGGTGCAATGGCAAGCACAGAATCCAATGGCGGGGACTGACCAACCAACGGCCTACGCGGGAACAGACCCGCTTTCTCAGTTCCTGTTTAGGGGACATCCGTTCTCTCTTCCTACATTCATAGGCCCTGGAGGGACAGCAGGAGCTACGCCAGCCCCCTTCAAACCGACTGGTATGCAATACGCTACAATCGGGCAAGGAGGCGTTGGTACGGGTGGAGCTGGTGGTATGGGCGGCGTGCCCACTGGATGGGATACTGCCCTGCAAAATGCTGTAGCAGGAAACACACTGAATCAGCCGGCGCCCACAGGCGGGACTCCTCCCGGTGGGACGACGCCCACTGGTGGCGGCACGGGCGGGACTACGCCCACGGGTACACCCTCTGGTGGGACGACACAGCAACAGCAAGGCGGAGGGCAGGGGGTTACGCCACAAGATGTGCAGCAGGTCTACAATGCTGCGCCGCCGCCAGGTATAAACGACATCCCCGAAAGTTCCTTTGCAAGCCTTATTGCCGAAGCAATGAAAGGCTCTAAGGGGACATTCAATCTGTCCGCTCTTGCCCCTTATGTGATGCAGGGGCATTTTGAGTTCCTGAAAGACCCTACCACGGGCGCAGTCGTTTATGAGAAAGACCAGTTCGGCAATGACACGTCTACCCCAAAGTACATCTGGCAAGGGGGCGGGCCTACTGCGCGGGCTAAGTTCTTGCAGGACATCTACCAGAATGCCCTGGACATAGAGCGGGAGGACATGATTCGCGGGGAACAGGCAAAGGCCCAGGGCGAACAGCAAAAACAGCAATTCGTTACGCAGATGCTGCAAGCTGCACTGCAAAATCCATCGGCCTTTGCCGCCCTGAACTACCTGAAACAAGGCCAGCTTAGCCCGCTGCTTGGCGGGTTGCCTGGTATCGGGATGCAGTTGCCAGGAGCGCCGGGGGGACAGAACCTCTTTCCCGGCGGCATCCCAACGCTTGGGCAACTGAACAGTGCTGGGCCAGAAGGCCAGGGCTTCCTTACGTCGCTTCTCAACTACAGCGGTATGCCAACCTCTGAGATCGCACGGACGGCAGGTTCGGTGACGCCTGGGGCCTTTGGTGGGATAAACCGCCCGTTTGCAGGCGGAACGGAACGGGCCGTCTCGCCGTTCATGCTCCCAGACGCGCCGCTTCAAGGCTTTGGTAGCATGGACGATACCCAAAAGCTAGGGACAATGCCTGAACTCCCGCCGTGGATGGGCCAGTATTGGGGCCTTACCGAGTAGTAGATGATGCAGCAGCCACAGCCGACGTATGCTGACCTGCTTCTTGCCCGTCTTGAAGCCAAGAGACAAGCAAGGCGGCAAGGTGTGCCTTCCGACGAACCCACGATGCTGCAAGGGCCTATGCTTTCCAGCCCAACGAGTGCGCTCTTTCAGCAAACCGCTGGGGCTATCGCTAGCCCGCCTACCCCTTTCAGCCACAACTTGAATCCCCAGACATTCCCTGCCCCGCAACCCTCTCTGGGTGAACGCATCATGCAGCGTATCGGGGCGGCCACAAAGCCCGTAATGGACTTGCCGCTCACAAAGAAAGGGCCTCTTGGCGGGGAAGATGTGACGTTAGGGCAGGGGCTTGGGGCACTCGGCGAACTCACGACGCAAGCAGGGCGTCAGGTCGCGGGCAGGATGCTTACAACGCCCAGCCTCCCCTCGGAGCGAGACATCGGGCAGCGAATCCTTGCCAACAAAGCCCCTAGCCCAATTCAGGGCATAGCTGAAAACGTTGGCAGTCTTGCCCTCCCTGGTATTGGCATAGGGAAAGGGTTGAAAGCATCCCCAGTTGCTACGAAAGCCGCGCCCGCTGTTACAAAGCAAGTGGCAACGCATCTTCCTGCAAACGCGCCTGCTGGTATAGCAAGGGCCGCTACTGTAGCTACTGAGAAGGTGGCGCAGGACAAGCCAGGGGCTATCTCCAATTTCTTTGACCACATCCCTGTCGTCAAACAGGCCCGCCGTGTGCTTCGCCCAGGGCTTGACATGCCCGACAGCGTTCTTGTTGCCAACGTTGCGGAGGGCGACGTTGCGGCTGTGCTCCGCCAGCAGAACTATGCGACTGAACAGCAGACTCTGCAAATGTTGGAGCAAGCTTTTGGCAAAGGCTCCACGGCAGAAGGTGGCATAGCCAATGCTAAGTTCATTGGGCAGCAGACTGACCTTGCCCCGTGGTCTGGGACTATCAAGGACATTGCGGACAGGCCACATCTTTACGACCTTTCAGTTGAACAGCGCGGGCTGTTGCCCTATCTTGACGACTTGTTTGGCGATGCTCTTACTGCAACCAACGCTGAATACGCAACAGAGATCAACAGGTTCTCGGTAGCCAACCCCGGTGGTTGGTTCCTGCCCAACGTAGACCAGTCCGACGCCGCGCTGGAAATCTTTGGCGGAGACCTTGTGGCGGCGGCGAAGTCAGGCGGTGCGGCAACCCGCGTATTCGGCACGGCCTTTGATCGTTGGAAGGCTAACTCTGCCTTCAAGCCCGTCACGAATATCAGCCTTTTGCTCATGCGCATGGGCGAGACGCGGGTGACTCATGCGATGCGCAATACATTCAGAGAGGTTTCCGGGGGCAAGACACGCATTCAGGTCATGGATGAACTTCACCCCAACCTTGTTGAGGCAAAGGCCGCACTCACCAAGCAGATTGCCAGCACAAGGACGCAGATAGAAACAGCTACCCGTCTAGGGGCGACGTTGAAAGGCGCGACCCGTAGCGAACTATCGGCGGCAAAGGCGGCTATGAAGCGGGCAGAGCCGTTGCTTGACAGGGTTGCAGCACTTGACCCTGAATACGGGCCTGAGCTTTCCTATCTCTCTGGGCAAATCAGGGAGCTACAACGCGCTGCCACGATGCTCACCAAAGAGGGGATGGAGCTTTATGACAAGGCCGTTACACAAGGAACCAAGCGCCAGGCTCTTCTGAGCCAACTGAATGCGCTTGCGCCTAAACTGGATTCCATTCGTCGTTCCTATGAGGCGGCGGATTTGCGGCCCTACGTGCTTGTTCAGGATGGAATCTTCCGCTACTACCCTGTCGCAGAGGCACGGGCCATTCAGGACGTGCGGAAGATATCCAATAACGCCGCTGTCAAGTTCGCTCAGAATGTGACGGCGACAAAGCTGAGTGGCGACCTCTCGCCATTGGTAGGCGTCCAGACGCCAACGGGTTTCCTGATTGACCCAGTTGGCGTGGTGAAGACGTGGATAAAGCAGAATCCATTGGCTCATCTCTCGCCGCAAAAGTTCAGCGAACTCGTTGCGCAAGACCCTAAAAGCTGGCAAGAGTACGCCTTCTATTCGGGGAAGGCCGTGACTATCGGGGGGACGCCGCAAGAGTTTGCCGGCGGGTTCCTGAGCATGATTCCTAAAGTTGGGCCGAAATACAAACAAATCAATGACGCCTTGTTCTTGATGGTGGAGATACAAAGCAAGGGCCTCTGGGATCAGTATGCCGCCCAGAACCTGAAGGCTGGGATGGGCGATGTTGCCGCAAAGGTCGCCGCCGCCGACATGGTGGGGAAAGTCTATCCCTCTTTTGCGCCGCGCCGGATGGGGCTTTCTCCTGCGAGTTCTGGATTGCTTCGGGCTGCAACCACCTCAATTTCCTTTGCCACAAAGCCTGCTGAGTTGATGCTGGACGGGGCGCGTGGCATGGTAAAGCTCGGTTCATTCCAGCGGCTTACAGCGAGAGAGCGTACTGGGGCACAGCTTATGGCGATTCTGGCTGCATCTACAGCCTTTGCCTCCGTGAGTTCAGCGGCGCTGACGGCCTACTTCAGGGGCACAGACATTGATGAAGCTATCGCGCAGGCGCTGAATCCAAGCAGCCGTCACTTCATGGCGGTCACGTTTGCTGATAAGACCGTCCCGATTGGCGGGCCATTCCGAAGTTTCTTGAAGATGGTCTGGCCGCGTGAGGTGGAAGGTTCCCCTGTGCCCATACCCTTCTGGGGAGTGGCGCAATGGTTGAAATCCAGGGGACAACCCATTGGTGTGGCCGCAATTGACCTGGTACGGAATAAGGATTTCTACGGCAACAAGATTTACGGCTCCACATTCCCGTGGAACATTGCTGCTATGCTGGAATATGGGGCTGAGAGCGTTCTGCCAATCAGCATTGGGCAAGTCGCCAGTGGTGTGCGTACAGGACAGGAGATTGGTGATACAGGGGAACAGGCGATTGGTGGTTTTGCAGGCATAAACATTCAGGAAAACACAGCGTATCAGGAACGTGACCTTGCCGTGCAGCGCTGGGCCGTGAGTAGTGGGTTGAGTGCTACATCTTGGGCTGACCTGTCGCCTTCTGAGCAACGGGCCTTTGCAACGGTCAACCCGCAGATAGCAGCGGACTTGCGCCGCTACCAAGAGCAGCAGGCCAAGAATGGCGTAGACTGGGCCGTGCGGCAGAAGCAGCGCAACGAGGCAGAGGACAACCGCCTCAAAGCCGAGACTGCCCTTGAAGAAGAGTTCAAGACCAGGACGATTAGCGCGGAGGCATTCAGGGATCAGTACCAAAACATTCAAGCGGAAGCCGTGATCCGTAAGCAGCAGGTAGATAAGGACTACGACCTGTTCAAGCAGACAGGGGAGCGGCCCGCCGATCCCAACAAGGCTGCACTGTTTGACTACTACCGTGCCTACGATGAAGCCAAGACAGTCTCAGGCCGCTTGGATTGGGAAGCACTGGATACTAAATTGGCTGCGTTGCAGGCGACATGGACGCTGGGCCAGCAGAAGTACGTGGACGATAACACGTCGCTTGCAGGCCATCCGCCTCTTATCAAGGAGTGGAAGGATGGCAAGGACAGGTTCAGGAATTACTGGAACGCGGGTTCTTTGATTTTGCAGGGCATGGGCCAGCCAGAGTTGGAGTCTATCTACAACCAGTACAAATCGGCTGATGCTAGGACGCAGTACGCAATAGATAAGGCGAATAAGGGTCTGTTTGCCCAGGTGCAACGGGCGGAGACGGCGGCAAGGACATTGGCCCGTCGTAAGAACCCACAGCTTGACGCCTTTCTTATTCGCTTTGGCTATGCAAGCAGCCCAGGGAACGCTGCCAGTGTGAAGCGTATGGCTGCAATTCAGAACCTGAACATGCCCTTGCAAGAGGTAATGGCAACTACTGGTTGACACCGGAGGGGTTGATAACTATTCTTTATACGAATCGTATCAACATACTTCATCCGAAAGGATAGGAAGCAATGGTTACGGGACAACAGCAAGAAGGCCAAGACGAAGTAAGCCAAGCGCAGCAGGAGTTGGATGCCCAGCAAGGCAACTTGGGGCAGCAATCGGCTCCTCAGTACGTGACGGCAGAACAGATGCAGCAACTTCTGAACCAGCAAGCACAGACGTATGAACGTCAGATTTCTGGGTTGCAGAGCAAGCTGGATACTGGGCTGAACGCCATTCGCAGGGATACACAGTCTTGGGCCGAACAGAAGATAGCAGGCTTGCAGACCGAGATGGGGCGTCAGCAATGGCTTGCATCGCTGTCGGAGGAAGAAAGAAGGCTTGCGCAACCACTCCTGGAGGCTATCCAGCAAACACGACCACAGCCAGCGCCGAATCCACAGCCAGCGCCGCAACCTCAGCCTGGTACGGATGTAGCGCAGCAGCAATGGCAGGCGGTTTACCAGATGGTGCGCAATATGGGAATTGACCCACAAACCCCTGGCATTGACTACCAGGTGCTCACAAATACGGCTCTTGACCAGAATACCCGTGAGCAGAAGTTCTACGCCAGCGTCTTTGCTGCAAAGGCAAAACCAAATGGCGTACAGGCTGGGGTTCAGCCCCAACAAGCCCGTCCGCAAACACCCAACCCGCCTATTAACTCAGCGGCTGCGGGCAGAGGTGGCGGGTATCGCACAGTTGACGAAGTGTACGACGCCTACAACACGGGACGCATTGACACTCCAACATTTAGGAAAGAAATGGTTCCGTTCGGAGGCGCTTAGGAGGTAATCTATGGCTACCGGAATCACTCTATCTAGCACAAGCAACCTCTCCAGCGGGCAGAAGATTTTGGTTGCGTCTGCACGAGAGGCTTTTGAGCCTGCCGCCCCCGACCCCGACCTGATTGCAAACAAGTCCATTGGCGTAGGTCAGAAACAGTATGACCAGTTGATCTATGCCCGGCTTGCTCAGGCTAACGCCCTGACAGAAGGCGTGGACTTGGCACAATCCGAGCAGTTGGTGGCAAACACCATTTCCATTACCCCGACAGAGCATGGCATCATTGCCACGCTCTCAAAGCGTCTCATTCGCCGGCAAGGGGACAAGGACGTGGTAGGAACCACTGGCCGCATGATTGGTGCATCTCTGAAGCGTCGTATGGCAAATGACGTGATTGCACTGTACGACACCTTCACCAAGAGTATCGTAGGTGCGTCAGTGGGTCTGGACATTACCTATTTCCGTGGTGCAATGGCCTACCTTCTGACGGACAACAACTCCGCCTATGGCCCGGCTCCCTTGCCGTTGAAGGCGTCCCTGCACATTGAGCAGATCAGCGACATCATGCTGGACTTGACCAACACGACAGGCACGACAGCGGGCAATGCGCCTTTCGCCAACGGTCTGTCTCAGGAATTGGTGCAGCGATGGTGGAAAGGGTCTGACCGGCTCTACAGCATCCAAATCTGGAACAGCGGCCTTATCAGCAGAGATACCAGCGGCGACTCCAAGGGGGCCATCTTTGCTGAGGAGTCCATGTATATAGTGACGGCCAATGAAGCCGATGCTACTGAGGAGAAGGACAATTCCCTGCGGGCCACGGAGTACGGCATCTTCCAGGAATGGGGCGAGGCGCTGGCCGTTGACCCTCACGGCCTGGAAGTTTACAGCGATACGGCTGCAACGGTCTAAGCATGACGGCGCAACGTGTAGAGGAAGTCATAGCCCGAGACAACGTGGCGACCTATATCGCCACGACAGATGGGCCGCGTTCTCTACGCATCTGGGATTGCATAGAAAAGCAGTGGATGGAAAGGCCCGTCCCTGATTATCTAGCACATCAGGTCACGTTGCGCCAGGTAGTCATCAAATGTTCCGCCTGTGACTTTACCACCACCTTTGAGGGTGGGGTGAAACAACACCTTGAACGGTTGCTGAAAGCAGCCAACGAACATCAAGAGGCAGTGATTACGGCACTCCCGCCGCAGCCAGGGCAAGGGATCGGGTCAACGCAATGCTCTGGTTGTGGGGCGGTGTTCGCAGCACGAAAGAATCAAGGGCAGCGTCATTTGGAAACTGCCCTCGCATTACCCTCTTCCCACACTCGTGTGGAAGAAGTGCGAATACAGCGGTACAGCCTGGGGCCGGTGGAGCCAGTCGTCCTGAAGCGCACGGTTATCCTAGAGGCCAAAGCGCCAAAGGCAACGGTTGGGCCTGTCGCTAGCCAGGTGGTGCGGAGTGAAGTGGCGGCAAAGCGCAAACGCCGCCGCTCACATAATCGGAGACAGAAGCATGGTAACAGCAGTGGCTGAACAAGACGTTCAACTGTCCTGGGATGCGTTTCTTCCCAAAGAGACGCCGCGCAATGTGCGCCAGCATATAGACCGCTTCCGTGAATCGGAGTGGCCGAATATCAAGCGCCAGCTAGGTCAGGTATTCCACTTGGAAATCCCTGACGGCTTGGAGCCGCATTGGGTTGACCCAGGGCGGGCTATCCTGTGGCAACAGGAAGTGGTACGTCATCGCAAGGCCACGACTGACAGTGACGGGCGGCAACGCTTCGTTGCTGAAGAGGTAGCAGGCGCATGGAAGCCAATAGGCAAAGGCGTGGCCTTCAATAATGCCTCTATTATTGCTTCTTATCTGAACAAGGGCCTCCGCTTGCGTCCTCCTGTACAAGGGGTTGATGCTGTTGCGTTAGAGGCTGCCGCACCCTCCATCGTGCCCCACACTCCAGTAATTCCTGTACGAAAGTTCGTTTGTAGAAGGCATGGCGAAGGCACACATGAGTACACCACATGGAAGGCTTACGCAAGGCATTGCATAGCCTCTATGGAAACAATGGAAGAAAAGCCGCCAGAAGAAGTCCTAAAGACGATGACGCAGTTCAAGTTTTTCTGCGCTATCCACATGCAGGGCTTCAATTCAGTCAAGGCAGCACGACAACACATCACCTGGGAGTTGAAGCGTCCAGGCCGTAGCCTGCACCCGACTCTCAAAGACATGGAGGTTTCCCAATGAGCTTCCCTTATGCAAACGAAGCATCTGTTAGCGTCTCGCACTTCGGGATCACTGGCGCAAGCCTGACTGTTACCGAAATCCTCGGGACGCTTCCCCTTCCCGGCTTCATGGTAGGCCGTCCCGTGGATGTGACTGGCATGGAAGTAGCCATTGCCATTTCCCTGAACGGGGCTACGACCCATGCTGGTCAGGCCATCGCAAGTGGAGCTTCCACCACGGTATTCAAGCCCTATGATGGTGGCACGTCGGCATCGGCGGCCACAGGGAATAACCTTCTGGTCAATCTCGCCACCAATTTGGAGTTCTCTAACTCGGTGACTGGTGGTTGGACAGCACATCAGGCAAAGAAGAACTCGCCCACGTCCACGACCGACCTTGACGCCGACGACTGGGTAAACTTGGACGTGGCTGCAAACGCTGCTGCCGCTGGGGGCGCAGCCGAGATTGTCATGGGTGCGTTCTTCCTTTACGGAGTCCCAGGTTCAATCGCCTAAAGGAGCGTCATGGTAGACGAAGAAAAGGCACTGGATGGAGTCTTGCCGCAAACTCTGACCTACCGTTACTATGTAAAGGCAAGGAATGGGAAGAAGCGAGACTTCATCTATGATTTCGCAAAGGCACGGAAGTGCCCGCACCCGAACTTGGTGGCTACGGCAATGGGCGGCAACACGTATCGGTGTACGGAGTGCAACTACTTCTACACCATCGTGACCGCCTATGCCGAGCCGATGCACTTGGCTACAGTCAAGGCTGCCTACCAACTCTTGCACTTCAGCAAAGAGTTTGGGGTAGAAGCCTTGCAGGAAGTCCTACGGCAACCTCATGGACAGTCGGACGGTACTCCCCAGAAAGGTGTTCTGCCAGAGGGGATGAACTTTGCTGACGTTCTCGCTGCGTTGGAATCGGTCAATGTCAATACGCCAGACCGAGGCGCAGCAGAACTAAGAACGTTGGTGGAGTCCACTTGGCCGTCCGAGGTGGAAATGAAACGCCGAATAGAAGCGTTGCGTGGAAGTGATGCTCCCGGGAAACGGGAGTACGCTGACAAGCTAGAAGGCATGTTGGAGGCTAGAAATGCCCTTACAGGAAGTCATGGGGAAGTGCCCTCTCTGCCAGAAGCAGCAGAGCCGAATCTACCGCAAGGGGATTCGTGAAGACCCCGAACGGCTAGTCTACGAATGCGGATTCTGTGGACTGGTCTACCTGGACAACAGAATAGCTGACCTGAAGGAATACTATCGTTCCGTCTATCGCAAGACGCACGATAGCATCCCAGGTCAGCAACTAACAGCGGAGCAACGGTTTCACATTCAGTACGACCTGGCGCGGCCTTCGGTGAGAAAGTTCACCAGTGAAGTGCCGCCTGGTTCGTCTGTGTTGGAAATCGGCTGCTCCGCTGGCGGTTTTCTGGGGCATTTGGTGCAGAAGGGCTACGATTGTTACGGCAGCGAATGGAATCCAGAAGATGCAGCCTTTGTGCGTGATGTTGGCGAGATTCCTTGCGAAGAAGGAGACCTCGGCGACATCTACCCTGGCAAGAAGTTCACGGCCATTGTCGCCATAGCGACCATTGAGCACATCGCTGACCCTATGGCCTTCCTGCGTTCTTGCAGAGAGAAGTTGATAGGCGGCGGTTGGCTTTACCTAGAGACACCCAATCTACAGGACGCCTTGCTGTCCATGTACGAGTGCAAGGCGTATGCCGACTTCTGGTTCAGGGAACCGCACATCACCTACTGGAAAGCCGAGACGTTGGGGGCAGTGGTAGCTGCCACAGGCTTTGAGGCCCGTGTGTTCTGGTATCCACGGTATGGGCTACACAATCATGTCAACTGGCTCCTCAATGGGAAGCCGATGCAGGACGTAAAGCAGGCCCGTGGCAGGCTTTCACCCGTGCCAAAGACAAATCCAGGAGCGGGCGCACTGAACCGCATCTGGGATCAGCTTGATGAGGAATACCGAGTCCAGATGGAGACGCTGTCTGTCGCCGATACACTGACCGTAATGGCTAGGAGGCGGGAGATTTGAGCGACGTTCCTTCTCTTCGCCATCTGATCGTAGAGGAAGACCTGAACAAAGAACTGTTCGGCATACGGGCCTTCCCTATGCGTGAACAGTACAGGAACCCTACCGACAACTGGGGCATGGACTTCGGCATGGACATGCCTCTGCCGTGGTTGAAGCAAGTCCATAATGCCTATGCCGGCAAACGATGCTTCATGCTAGGCACAGGCCCTTCTTTGAAGGCGCAATTAGATTTGTTGCCTAAGCTGGCAGGGGAGTTCACCTTCACCTGCAACCGCATGAAGCTCTGGGGAGAGTTGCCGTTCAAGCCCTTTGTGCATTGCATTACGGAGCCGAACCCAGTCATAGACTTCGGCCAGCGCATCAAGTCGCTTTATGACTTCCCAGGGGCCATGAACAAGGTGGCCTGTATCTGGTGGCCCGTGGTGGCTAAGGGCTGGTTGTGGATGCCCAAAGCTAGCGACGATATTCAGGTGCGATGGAACGGGACGTGGGGGTTGGGTGAGCACTTGCCGCCCGTACCTACGGCATGGGCGTCTCCATTGACCATCACGCAATTGGCCCTATGGATGGGGTTCTCCGAGGTCTACATGCTGGGGGTGGACACAACGCAGCAGGGGCAAGCGTGGGATGTAGACCAGGGGCGGACAGCGAAGCCTCGGAGCATCCGTTCCATCTTGGAATGCGCTGAACGGATGAACAGGGACATCAAGCGTAGTGGGCGGCAGTTCTGGGATTGCACACCAGGCGGGCGGCTGAATACAGAGGGGGCCATAGCCTACAAATCCCTGGGAGAGGTACTTCTATGACAGAAGCGTTTGCCTACGGTTTGGCCTTTGGGTTGACATTCGGCGGGCTTGCGGGGCTGGTTGTAGGGTCACTGGCAGAAGACGCCTTTGACTTCATCAAGTTCTGGGATAAGAGACGTTGATGGAACATCCCAATGCTGCCAATCTTGCCGCCCTGCACAACATAGCCAGTGGGCGCATCTTTATGCTTGGTACAGGGCCTTCGCTCCTCAAACAGCAGGACTTGCTGCCAAAGTTGCGCGACGAGGCCACTTTTGCCTGCAATAGTCTTCCCCGCTGGAAAGAGTGCCCTTTTGTCCCAACCTATTACGCCGTCACGGATATTTACGGGGCAGCCTTGCTCAAAAAATATATCTGGCCTAGCCTACAATGCCCAAAGTTCCACATTGGATGGGATACCGAGGAAAGCATACCTGAGTTCCAGTGGGTGCATAAGGCTCACGATAGCATCCAGGTCTTTTCACAGGGCTTTGTTGGGTTTGGTGAAAGCCTGCCACCTATCCCCACAGGACGCACGTCGCCGCTGACCATGTGCCAGCTTGCTGCGTGGATGGGCTACCGAGAGTTCTACTTCCTGGGTATAGAGCAAAGCGACCACGGGTATGTGTATAACCCAGAGGTGAGCTTGGGGCATTCAGGGCGTGGTTTCAATTATGGACAACGGTATCTGTTGGCGGTGCAGCGGTGCTTTGCACGGGCGCGACTGGACATAGAAGCTGCGGGGGCAAAAGTCTATGACTGTACGCCTGGTGGTTGGTTGAACAACACAGGCCAGGCAAAGCGCGGGGTAGGGCACAAGGCAGTGCTGGAATATAAGCCATTGGAAGAGGTGCTGAAATGAGTTTCTGGAAAGGCCAAAAGGTCACGGTCACAGGATGTTCGGGCCTGATGGGAGCGCCGCTCTGCAAGTTTCTTCTTGAAGAAGGGGCGCAACTCACAGGCTACGACATGGCCGGGGATGGAATGCTGGCTGAGTATGGGCTAGTGGGCCAGTTCCCGCTACAGGTGGAGGACATCCGAAACCGAGAGGCCCTATGGCAAGCGGTGCGGCGACGTGGATTTGTCTTCCATCTTGCAGCCGTGAGCGGGGTTGAGGCGTCTCGCCAGAATCCCAAGCGGGCCTGGACGGTGAATTGCTCTGGGACTGGCGTCGTGCTGGACGTGTGTAAATCGGCAGGGACGGATGGGGCTGTGGTGGTAGCATCCAGTAACCACGTCTATGGGTTCCAGGAGAAGATGCCTGTACCTGAGACGGCGCAGTTGAACCAGTTGGACACGTACTCTGCCACCAAGATCGCCGTGGACTATATGGCCCGCTCCTATGCCCACAACTACCGTCTCCCAACGGTTATCATGCGGAACACCAACTGCTTTGGGCCGCACGACCCGCACAGGGATCATATTGTAGGGGGAACGCTCTTCGGGCTTGCGCAGGGGCAACGGCCTGTCATTCGCGGGACTGGGAAAACCAGCAAATCCTATCTCCATGTGGCGGATGTGGTAAGGGCGTACATGGCGGCAGCTGAATGGGAGGCAGGCTCAGGACGGTGTGGGGAGGTCTTCAATGTCTCGGACAAGCCCATCACCGTGCTGGACTTTGTGACGCTCATGTGCAAAGCCACAGGGCATCTGGACATGACGCCTACCGTGTTGGGGCAGTCCAACGACCAGAGCAATGAGTGGCTGGACGATTCCAAGATAAGGACGGTGACGCCGTGGAAGCCACGCTACAGCCTAGAATCCGCAATACAGGAGACGTATCAGTGGGTGCTGGCCTCACTAGAGACGCTTACAAAGGAGAACGCCTCTTTGTCCTCGGCACAGGGCCTTCGCTCAAAGATTGCAACCTAAAGAAGCTAAAGGGCGAATACACCTTTGGCGTCAATGGCTTATGCGCATGGAAGAACGCGCCCAAGCTGACCTTCTACGGCCTGAGCGAGCACGGGTCATGGGAGCGATGGGCGACACTAGCACGGGATACCTTTAGCGGGGCTACGTTCATTGGGGCGAATCAGGGCCGCGCTCCGGTGAATGGGTGGTACATCGTGGACAGACGGTTCAGTTGGCCGTTGCATGGTGGATACTTCGGTGGACGGGATGCAGAGTTCCAGTGGGTGGCGATGTCGTACTCAGTGGTTTACGAGCTTTGCTTGCAAGCAGCTTTTTGGCTTGGTTTCCAGGAGGTCTATTTGTTGGGCTGCGACCATAAAGGCACGGAGCATGTGTACCAGGGCCACAACAAGTACCAGCCCGCACATCTGAGCACCCTTATCCCAGGGGTACAGACGTGCCTTGACGTTTACAGCCAAGCAGGGCGCAAATTGCTGGACTGCACCCCAGACTCGGGGATCGGTATCATACCGCATAAACCATTGGAGGCAGTGCTATGAACACCATCGCAATCATACCAGCTAGGGGTGGAAGCAAAGGCATTCCGCACAAGAACATCGTGCCCTGCGCTGGTAAGCCATTGCTGTCATGGACGATAGAAGCGGCGTTAGCAGCGCACAGCGTGAGTCAGGTGATCGTGTCTAGCGACGACAAGGATATTCTGGATTGCGCCGTGCGTTACGGGGCGCTGGCGTTCTTGCGCTCAGACGTGTTGGCGAAGGACGAAACGCCAACAGAGCCAGTGATGCAGGAGGTACTGCAAAGTCTAACGGAAGAACCTGGCACAGTCGTGCTCTTGCAGCCAACATCTCCTGTGCGTACAGGGCAGCAGATTGACGAGGCCGTGGCGGTGTTAGAGCGTGGTTATGCCTCTGTGTTGTCCGTAGTTCCAAGCCATGCCTTCCTTTGGAGGTGGCAACCTGGGAGTGCTGTAGCTGAGTACGACTACGCGCATCGGCCCCGGCGTCAAGAGTTCTCCCAGTTCCAAGAGAACGGGAGCATCTATGTGACCACGTATGCGCAATGGAAGCGTACAAGAAACAGAATTGGTGGGCGTATCGGGCTTTACATCATGCCTGAAGAATCAGCGCTCCAAATTGACACCCCACTAGACCTCTACTTGGTAGAGAAGATTTTGGAGCGGCAACATGGTCATGCTGGGGCAACGACTGGTAGCGCAGGATCAGCCTCCGTATCTGTGCGCGGAGATTGGTATCAATCATGACGGGAGCCTTGAACGTGCGCTTTGGCTCATAGACCAGGCGTCGCTTGCAGGCGCACATGCCGTCAAGTTTCAGAAGCGCACCCCTGAACTGGCTGTCCCGCGTTCCGAGTGGGATAAGCCTAAAGAGACACCCTGGGGCGAGATTATGCCCTACATTGAGTACAAACGGCGCATGGAGTTCGGACGGGCAGAGTATGACGCCATTGCCCAACGGTGCAAGGACGATGGGATTGATTGGTTCGCCTCCCCCTGGGACGAACCATCTGTGGAGTTCCTGGAACAGTACGAGCCAATCGCTTACAAGATAGGTTCCCCCTCTTTGACGGACAAACCGCTCATAGAGCGCATCATCAAGACGGGTAGGCCCATCATCCTCTCCACGGGCATGTCCACCATCTATGAGATAGGTCAGGCCGTTTGGTGGCTGCACGACCAGCAACGGCGACTGATTCTGCTTCACTGCACGTCCATCTATCCTTGCCCGCCGGACAAGATGAACCTGTCTATGCTCAGAACGCTAAGAGAAGCCTTCCCGCACGTCGTTATCGGATACTCTGGGCATGAACGTGGCACTGACCATGTGGCGGCGGAAGTGGCATTGGGGGCCTGTTTCCTGGAACGCCACTTCACCAAAGACAGGTTCGCTAAAGGCTCAGACCATGCAGCAAGTCTAGAGCCGTGGCAGTTCTGCGACCTTGCAGTGAAGGCTAACAGGACGTGGCTGGCGCTTGGCAATGGCGAGAAGCAGGTCTATGCTGAAGAACAAGCGAATGCTGCCAAGCTCAGGCGGTCACTGTTTCAGGAGGTGCATTGATGTCTCTCTCTAAGTTCACCTACGTTGAGTACGAGCCTGCGCCTGACCGCTTTGGCCGTACCCACACACATTTGTTACAGATTGGCGATGGTGTCAATAGCATCTATGACACGAACATAGAAAGCGTGGCGGAGGAACTTGCGGAGACCGTGGCCCGTTGCACAGAGGATAGGCATGAGGGGCATGGCTTCACACACTCAGACGCCGAGGTGGAAGAAGCCTATCGTACTGCCGTCATGCAACTGCTGACAAGGGACTACGACAAGGAGCAAGAGGAGATTGAGCGTGGCATACGGCGTCAGAAGAAATGGGGTGGGCCAGTGCCAGAGATGGTGCTTTTCCCCGATGCTGCCGACCCCAAGAAGTGGAATATCCTTGTGACAGACAAAGAGGGCAATGCCTTTGTCTATCCTGTGCGGAAGGAAGCGCAAGCCCTTTTGCATGAGGCATTACCAAGTCCTGACCAGGTGAGGGGTACGCACCCCACCAAGTCTGGGCTTGGATGGAAGGTTGACAGGCGGTTCAAGCCCCGTTATGATGGGCGGTGACTGAACCAATCAGTTTAGGCTAAAAGGACGTGCATCTCCGCACGTCCTTTTGCTTTAGCTCCCACTGATGATGATGAAAGGGGGCGACGATGCCCAACATCCTCGGTCTTGCTGCAATCTCTCTCACAGACGATGCAGCTGCTGGTTTCGCATCTGTCCCTACAGGCACAACGCAAGCTATCTTGAAGTGTGAGTCCAACAGCGTGCGCTTGGGTGATGCTACTTCTGTCCCAACTGCCTCTACAGGCTACCTGTGGAGCGTTGGTGAGACACTTGCTTTCGTTGGCAACGACTATGGCGACTTCCTCCGTAATCTCAACATCATCAACGCTACTGCCGGGAGCAACGGCGTAATCAAGGGCATCTTCTTCAATGGTTTTGACCGTGCGTAGGAGAATGATATGAAGGCTTCCGGTGGGGCCACCGTTTATGTAAACAACGGGGAAGACCTGCGTCTGTACGAGACCGGTAACGCAAACTACGTAGGGTTCAAAGCTCCTTCGCTTACCGCAGACAAAATCTGGACGTTGCCGACGGGTGACGGCACAGCCAACCAAGTCCTCGTAACCAACGGGAGCGCTGTCCTCTCTTGGGCGTCCTCTTCTACCACGGGCAACATGGCGGACGGCACTGCGGCGAACCCAGGGTTGCCGTTTGGTTCAGACCTGGACACAGGGTTCTACCTCATTGGCGCTAACTCGCTGGGGCTATCGTTGGGCGGAGTGGGAAGCGCGGTAGTAAACCTGGGAGCCACACAAACCCTCACCAACAAGACCCTCACCGCCCCAGCCATAAGCCAAGTGGTCTTCCCCGCCACACAAGACCCCTCGGCCGGGGCGAACACCCTGGACGACTACGAAGAGGGTTCCTGGACGCCTGTCATCCAGGGCGATTCTACCGCAGGGGCGCAGACGTACAGCGCCCAGGTCGGCAAGTACGTCAAGATTGGGCGACTTGTGACCTGCACCGCCTTCATAGCTATGACAGCCAAAGGCGGGACAACGGCGGGCAACATACAGGTAGGTGGACTCCCGTTTGCCCACGAAAACGTTACGTCCTCACGATCCTGTGCCGCTGGTTCCTACAGTGCCATAGATCTTTCGGCAGGCAAATCCGCCTTCTCTATAATTCTCGTTACCAACACATCCGTGTTGCTTTTGGTTGAGGACGGGGACAACGTAGCCAGTGCGCAGGTAGTCGCCGCTGCTATATCGGATACCACTAGCATCCACCTGTCCATCACCTACTTGGCTGCGGCCTAAAGGAGAGACATGGCAATCACAAAACGCACAGAAGTCGGGGCCATGACGGTGCTGCCCGACAGACAAATCCAGGTCAGGCTTGATACCATCCTAGAGGAGGACGGCAAAGAACTCAGCCGTACCTATTTTCGCTATGTGCTTGCGCCTGGGGACAATTTGACGGGGCAGCCTGCATCGGTGTCCAGCCTTGCTAAGATGGAATGGACAACGGCGGTTGTGAACGCTTACAAAGCGGCACTAGCAAAAATCAAGATAGGAGCTGGCTAGCCATGCAACAGCATCAGCCTATACAAATCCGCCCCACGGATGAAGAGATTCAAGCCTTCATCAACTCCAACCCTGCCGTGAAGCAGGCATTAGAGAACATCGTACTAACGCGCATGGTGCGTGAGCGCGACGCCGAGATCGCCCGTTTCAAAGACGGGGCGACGGCAATGGCCCCGATAGCCAACATGCCTAAAGAGGAGGTTGCCAATGCCTAAGCACAGTGAACACATGATGCCTGGGATGCCCAAGCACGAGGGCAACATGCCGCCCAAGAAGATGCCCAAGAAGCCCATGCCGATGAAGAAGGGCAAGTAGTTTGGCGACCACGACCTTGCAAGTGGCCCGTCGTGAGTTTGGCCGTCGTCTTGGCTATGGCGAAATCATGGGCAAGGACGGCGCGGCCTGGACGACTACCACGAACCTTGCAACGACAGCCGTCATTATCTCTACAAACCTGAGAGACTACGGTTTTGACGACTTGTTGGCTGCGGGCAGTGGTGATGACATCCTGCAAAACTTGTGGACGATCATCCTGGGGACAAACAACAACGGGACGGTAAGGCGTGTCAAGTCCTACGATGCTTCTGCGGGTGAAGCTACTGTAGCGGGCACAGTCCTTGCAGCCGAGTCTGGCAACACAGACTTTGAGTTTCATCGGTACTCGCCCACGTTGCTCCGTGAAGTCTTGAACTCTGCTGCACGGCGGGCTTTCCCCCTACTTCATCTTCCTGTGACCAGGACGCTTTTTACAGCAGGGAATCAGGTGCGTTACGAAGTCCCAGCGGCCATCATTGGCAAACCTGTACGCATCTACCTGGACACTGGGGTACTCTACACTTTTGCCAACAACATTCTATCCAACGCTGGGTTTGAGACTTATTCCAGCGGCTTCACGTCCTGGACTGCCGATGCGAATATCACGGTAGCCCAAGAGACAGCAACCACAACGCCTGTGAACTACGCCGTCTACCGCGATTATTCAGCGGCCAAGCTCACCAATGGCACGACTGGTACGAAGCGGGACTTTGAGCAGACCATCTCTAGCCCTGGTACGCATACGGGGCTAAGGGTGTCCTTCTCAGTTTGGGTGTACTGCTTGGAGGCGAACAGTATCACCACGCAGATTAGCAACGACTCAGGTGACACGATTGGGACAGCGGCTGGTGGGGGTGTACATGGCGGCACGGGCTGGGAACTCCTCACGCAGACGATGGACTACATCACGAGCAGCACGACGCTAAAACTTGGCGTGTCCTTCGTTGCAGGGGCCAGCACTGGGCTTGCGGTGTATGTGGATGAGGCAATCTGCGTGGTTGGGCCTACACAGGAACCTGAACTGCCCGGGGAACCATTGCTGAGTTGGGAATATGTCCCGCAGGTGCAAGGCACAACGCTCCGGTCAGAGGTGGTATTCCCTGGCACGTTGCCTGACAAATGCCGCCTTCGCTTTGAAGGCAAGGGGTTCCTGTCCACGCTCACGGCAGAGACGGACACCATAGAAATCGGGCCACCTCAGACGGATTTGCTCTACGCTTTTGCCAAACAAGAGCTTTACGAACGGCTCTTGCAAAATGCTCTAGACAACGACTCCAAGACCTACGAGCGGTTGCGTAAGCTGGCAGAGAATCAGATAGCAGACCTCTCGCGCATCTTTGCCATGCCGTCCCAGAGCCACAGACTACAAGTCCCTGATTGGAGTTACTAGATGCCAGGGGCCGGGCAGACACATCATGTCATGTTCAAGGATTCAAGCGGAGGCAACAAAACTGGCCTCCGCTTACTTGAAGATGAGGAGGGGAAACTGCTCTACGGCTGGGAGCTTGCGCCGGCGCTGGCCCCTGGCGTGGAGTCAAAGGACGTGCAGTACGGGCAGTACGATCCTTCCCAGGAGCTTGTGTGGTCGCAAGACGACTGGCAAGGCGGGGCGCTGCGCTTCTACTACAATCCGCGCGATCCCGCGAAGTACGCCGTAGCAGACGGAGTATGGGCGCTTTCCCCGAATGAGTTATCTACTGCGGGATATGCGGAACCGTTGACCTTTGGTGTGCTCAATGGCAGCTTTGAGATGGGTGACACCACGGGCTGGTCGCATTCTGGTCTGACTCTCACTGTCGTGACTACAGCACCCTACCGAGGTATCTACCATTTACAAGCTGCTAGTTTTGCGACATCGGATTACGCCTATAGTACGCTTGCAAATGGGACTCGCTGGGCTGGCGCAGTCGTTATGGTGCAGGCATTCGTGCGTGGCTCTGCTGCCGGAGGGACACTGCGAGTACAAATTGTTGAGACGGGTGGCGCTTCCACTCCAACAACTTCTGGAACAGGGGTAGTCCTTACCACAACCTATCAGCAAATCTCTGCTACCGTTACCCTACAATCAGACACTACCGGCATTGACATTCGTATACAGATGGAGGACGACGGCGGGAGTGCCCGCACGGTCTATATTGACGATGTGAATGCCTACGCTGGTGGAACAACGACGCCGCATAGTATTGCAACGCCTGTGAACCTCCGTCAGCTTGTACAGAACGGAAAACTTCTTCTAGCCACAGAGTCGGCAGTTTGGCTCTACACGGAAATTACCCACTACTGGGCATTGCAGAAGTATTTTGGGCAAGCCATTACGGGGGCGGAGGTTTTTGACGACCGCCTGTTTATCGGGCAGGGAGAGTCTACCGCTTACCAATACAGTGACGTGGCTGATCCTGCGACATGGACAGTCTCAACCATTGCCAGCACGGGGAAGAACGCCAATTACTTCGGGAAAACGTTGAATGCTAATGGGAACTGGGCGCTTGCCAAGACGCTGAACGATGATGATGTTCACTTGGCTACCGATCCTACAAATACAGGTTCTTGGGGATCCGCTATCAATGTGGGTAAGGACGATCATGGTGTAACCAACGTCTATAATCTTGGCGGGACTATCGCTGTAGGAAAACAGGATGGGTTCTACCAATTCTTGAGTCTTGACGGAAGCCAATTCGTCAATGTGTACCCAATGGATTCAGCCGTTAATTCACGGAATTTTCGGCGCGGCATTGTGTATGAGAACTTGTTTTGGACGGTTGTGAATGATACTGGTCTAAGTGTGTTCAATGGTGTTAGATGGCAGTCTATGAACTGGTTATTCAGGACGCCTGGTTTCAGTGAGTTTGGGAACTCTATCAAAGGCTTTGGGACTGACGGTGAGTGGCTTTACCTTGCACTGGAAGATAGCACTGCCCCAACAACTGACAAGACTTGCTATTTGTTGGCAGTGCAAAACCAAGAGAGTGCTTGGGTTTGCCATACAATCGCCTCATTTAAGGCCAGTGATGTCATTGACATGGTTATCTGGCGGGATGCTGCTGCCGCTGCTGCCGCCTTCAACCGCAGGTTTATCTATATTCATGGCAACGATGGATCGTCTGACATTTCCTACCGTTTTCCCTTGCCAGAGCGAAGCAATACTCCCAGGCGTTCCACCTATCCACTTCTCCCATTGACCAGCACATTCATTACATCTTATTGGGATGGAAATCGCCCACAAGTCCAAAAAGTGGCACATGACCTTGACTTAATCACCGAGGAATTGACGGCCAATGTATCCATTACTGTTGATTATCAGAAAGACAATGAAACTTCCTGGACTGCTATTAATGCCTCAGATGCAACATTCAACACTAGTCCTTATGAGACTATCGCTTTCACGGCTGGTACAACCTTCAGGCGTATCAGGCTGAGATTTACTTTCACGTCTAATGTCACGACCGCTACGGCTGTGCTAAAGGCTTTTGTGCTGCACATGCACTGGCGTCCAGACCGTCTCCAGCAGTGGTTACTAGTTGGTGCCATAGAAGACGGGCTGCGTGGCTTGCAGGGGGCTGCGCCTGCCTTGCCAGCCAAACAGATGCTTACTCAGTTGGCAACGTTGCGGGACGCAAAGGCCGACGTGACGTTCACCGACATTGACGGCACGACCCACACGGGGCATATCGTTGACATGAAGGAGACCCAGGTGAAGGGGCGTGTCGGTTCTGGGGGGCAGGCGGTCTACAGCCGTGGCGTCCAAATCCTTTTCCAGGAGGGGTAGGTGGAGAAGCACGAGACGAACCACTGGAAGTACGACGGGAGCACACAGACCTACCAAACAAAACTAGGCCAGGGGCGTCCCGTAGAGGTGGTTCGCAAGACGGCGGATCAAACCAACAACAGCAATACTCTGGTAGATGACACTGAGTTGAAGCTGGCAGTACGCGCTAACACCGTCTGGTGGCTACGGCTTTTCATTAGAGCAACGTCCCCGGCAGCAGAGGACATGAAGTGGGGGTGGACACTTCCTAGCGGAGCAACGATA